AATATAAGGTGATGGATATACTGAATAATTTTCGTATTCTCTTTGAGTATAACCATAGAATCCACAAGGAATTGCATCTATTGGTGCTTCGTCTGCCATTTCAATCATAATAAATTTTGAAATTAAAGCGTATTCACCATTTGATGAACCAATTTTCTTAGCAACAAAGTTGTTAGATGCTGGGTCCAAATTACAATTTGTAAATTTTTCAATTACAACAGGATTTGCATCCGTATCAAAGAAACTTCTAACCAACACATCAAATGTCATATTATTAAATGATAAGTTAGCAATTGAAACTTTAACTTCTGTATTTGCGGAATCACCATCTGAAATTGAAATAAACTTAAATAAGTTATAAACTTTATTACCTCTTAGCTCAGATACTAAGAAAGGAGTTTCTGGTGATTGATATTTTTCTAAATTCCAAGCAATTGAAGTAGTTGATGTTGTATCTCTTGCTTCAGGTAACTCGATTAAAGTACAATTTAATCCACGAATATAACCTTGGTTGTAACCATAAGCTAATGATGCTGGATAAACTTCTTCAATAAACAATGGAACTTCAAATCTTGATTTACCAAAATTATCAAAACCAAAAACTTTTGTAAGATATTTTGATGATGCCGCCAATAATGAAGTTTCAAATGTGAATACTTCATTTTCTTTAGTAACACCTGAAATTGCAAATGTTGCATATGGTGAAGTTGTTATACCTGAATATTGACCAGTACAAAGTAATGATACATCGGTTAAACCAGTAACTTGATAAACAGGTCCGTGATTTTCACTTGTAGAACTATTAGTGTATAATGAAATACCTCTTGAACGTAAAGTAGCAACAACCATATTATTGTATTCAGGGTAAGCAGTACCTGAGAAGTTATAAACATTACCCGATACAGTTCCTGTAAAACTTTGTGAAGAACCTGAAGTTAATGAACTTACAACGTAATCAAATGAATAACCTGAATAACTATCAGCACTATAGTTTTGGAAGTTAGCATAATACCAAGAATCGTTAGAACCAGCACTTAAATCATTTTGTGATAAATCAACTGAATAACAATCATAAGCATTTGTTACAGCACTATAAGTTGAAACTAAACTATTGTAATCAGTTTCAGGAATTGCACCATATACTATCGCAGTTGTTGCTGATAATGATGGTGTGTCCATAATTGTATCCAAGTAACTATTAAAGTCATTTGAATATGTTGAAACTGAACCATCAGCCAATCTATATTGTGTATTATAATTTGCCGATACTTGTGATGGTAAATTATTTGGATTTAAAAATGTTACCGTTCCACCTGAAGATGTTCCTGTAAAAGTAGCACTCCAAGTAGTTCCTGTAGATGGATTTAATCCAATTGTTAATGGGTCAACATTCGCAGTTACGGTTAAAGACCAAGAAGGTCCCGCGTCATAACCCGACAAACCTAATACTCTTGTTACGAATAACTGATTAGATTGTTGAAGATATGATTTAGCAATGTATGCCGCTTCATATTTAGGGATTTGAGTATTAACAAACTTAACTGGTTCTGTTCCACCAAAATAAGCTTGAAACTCGTCATAATTAGTAATGAATACTGGTTCGAAAGCTGGACCTTTTAAAGTCTCACCTACCAAACCTAACGTAGTAACCCCGACACTCTGTGCTACGAACGATAAGTCCGTTTCAGATGTGTATACTCCAGGTGATACGTATACTTTTTGATTTGCTTGTGCTGTTGCCATTATAAATTTTTATATTGCAGATTTATTTTATACATAAATATTCGTAAAAAGACGAAAAAACTTTACTTTTTAATAACTATTTATAAACGGTAGGAAAAAATTCTACCTTTTTTCACCCTATGAAAACAAAGAAAGAAATAAAGAACATTAAAATATCACCAGAATCACATGATATACTGAAAAAGTATTGTGAAAAACGAGGAATTAAGATTTATAAATTTTTAGAAAACTTAATTATAGAAAGGTGTAAAGAGAAGAAAGATATCTACGGAGAGGATTAATAAATGTCCCAACTACTATAAGTTCCTGAACCAATTACTTTGGTTGCTCCTGAAAAAACTAAGATACCTGTTTCAGGAGAATAAGAAACTACAATAGAATTTTGACTATTTTTTTCATCGTGAACAATTTTAATTTTATCTCCTTCTTTAAAAATTAAATTTTTTGATATATTAAAAGTTGACCCACTCTGAACACCTAAAGTATATGTGTTATTAGAATATGAATTTGTTCTAAAATATATTGGAGTATTTCCATATAAAGTGTTTTCAAATTGTATGTTAGCGGTTTGTCCTGTGATTTGTTTGGTTACACTAATCGTTAACGAATCGTTTGTTGTTATTTGAATATTTTGAACATCAACACCATAGTAATCACCATTAATATAAACATCATATGTGTTAATATTATTTGATGAAATAAAATTCATATTAGCAGTAAAATCTATTTTATCAGTTAATACATTATTATTATCAACATATAAAAAATTAAAATTAAATTCATCAGGATTTTCTGTAGAATTTCTTCTACGACTTCTTGTTGAAGTTTCAACTTCCATTAGTTGTGTAACTCTTTGAATTGCGGGTTTAACCTCAAACTCATCTTCATCAATTAAATAACCTAACATCGTAAAGTCATAATTTTGAATATAATATTTTCTTGCGTCCATAGTCATTTGAGACTCGTCTGAAATATTATTAAGAACGATTGGAACATATTGACCTTTTATAAAAGTATATGCCTGACGAGATGAAAACTTTTGCATAACAACTTTATTCAACTCGTTTAATTCTCTCATTCTATTACAAATTATTTTTACACTATAGTTAATATCAACAGGTACTGGCTGTGGGATTGTATAAATATCCATACCTTGTTCGTTACCATTCCAAGTTGGAACGGAAGCATAATAGAATTGTTTTCTATTTGGTATCGTATATTGTAATGAGGGGTTGGTTCCATATTTTACTTCGGGGGTTCTAACAACGGTTATAAATGGTGGTGACGGGTTGTAATCCAAATCCACAAACTTCCAAGTTTCTAAATATTGTGACCAGTTTTGTGTTGTAATTAGGATATCCAACATAGGTACAATTTTTCCAGCGGTTACAACTTGTAAATCTGTTTTAACAAAATCTAACATACCCCTATCCAAATCGGCATGTAATACTGACTTTGGTAGATAAGTTCCATCTGCGTTAATATATTCTAAAAGTTGTTCTCTTCTAGCAGATAACGTTTTCTTAGGAACCAATGGTAATGTTGGTTTTACAACTTGTTTTGGTAATGCCATTTTATTTTTTTACTACAAATATTTTATTAGTTGAATTTATCATATCAACTTCATTTGCCCCATATATTGGTTCTTCACTATTTTTATAAACAAAAGTGTTAAATCTATATGGGTCATATGTCACAATTTTATTAGAATTTGTGACAGGTAAATCTTCACAAGGATATTCACAATATTCTAATAATTTTCCAATTACAAATGCGTGAACATTTTTGCTTTTTTCTTTTCTAACTCTATCTTTTCCACCGGGTCTAACTCTAAATTCAACATCACCCAATTTAACGTAATCCGCATGCATAATTACTTTATTGTTATAAGTTATTGAAAAAGTATGTTTATGTAAATTATAATATACCATAACTTTTTTACCAATAAACAAAGAATCAAATTGTGATTCGGTTATCAATACTTTCATTATAATCCCCTAAATTCGTTTTCACTTACGTACGTTCCAATAATCGTTCTATAGAATGGTTTGTAACCACCATATGTATGTTTGTTGTCGGACCTAACATATCCGTCATCACTAACTGAATAGTATCTAACTCGGTCTTCAGTTTCATAATAACCAATGTAGTCACCCATGAATATTTCAATACCCAAATCATCAAGTTGTTTTTGATAAAGTGAAAATTTCATATTACCTGGTTCTTGTTGTTCAACTCTTGATGTACCTAAAAATTTATTGGTTGGTGCCATAACTTGAACTAATCCTTTTAATTCAATAGGTGCCATAAATTGAACACCATCTTCAAGAACCTCACCATAAACCGCATCAGTTTTTGTTTTATATCTGTCAATACGATATAATACGACGGTAAAGTTCATATCACCTTCTAACCACTCTTGACCCATACCCACGTCTAACTCGTAGTCTTCACCACCGAAGAACTTACCTAACCTTGTTATTGGAACTAATTTCTGCATATAATTGATAAATACTTTATTTTTACTTATATTTATTCCAAACTTTTATTTTATAAATGGAAATAAGTTTAGAATCAAAAGCAATGACGATTCTTGAAACATATGAGGGTGGTAATAATTACCTTTTGGTGTTAAAGAAAAAATCAAAGTTAAATAAGAAATTTTACCCAACTCGGAGTCAATCCGAGTATATCATTAACTTCCACGATAAACAACCAAAGGTAGCAAGAAAGTGGGTTATCTTGGACGCATACTTCGCACAGAAATTGGCCGACGATAAGTTAATGACCGAAGTACCTGAAAAAGTTTGGGTGGAAAAGTTATTGGCAGAAAAAGAAAAGGCGTTTCATATTTGGGGAAAGATAAAAGAAACAGAAGAATTTCACGATTTTTGGTTACCAAAAGCTGCGGTCATAAAAGACAACACGGTTAAAGATGTTGTTATCAATTATGACAAATATTCTAATCGTCCACCACTTGAACATCAAAAAGAAGCTGTCCAAAAATTGGTTGAAAATAAGAAATTTATTTTGGCGGATGATATGGGTTTGGGAAAAACCACATCAACAATTATTGCTGCGTTGGAAGCAAACTCAAAGAAAGTTTTAATTATTTGTCCTGCAACATTAAAGATTAACTGGAAACGAGAAATTGAAAATTATTCCGACAAATCAATTTATATTGCTGAAGGTAAAAATTTTAGTACGGATGCCGATTTTGTTATCATCAACTATGATATTATAAAAAACTTCCACGACCCAAAGAAAAAAGATGATTCGGAAATTCTTAAAGCAAATTTTGATTTGGTTATTGTTGATGAAGCCCATTATATTAAAAATGGACAAGCTCAAAGAACAAAGTTAATTAATGATTTGGTTAAAACCGTTGACCGACTTTGGTTATTAACGGGAACTCCAATGACATCAAGACCGATGGATTATTTTAACTTATTAAGTTTGGTGGATAGTCCCGTGTCCAAAAATTGGATGGCATACGCAATTAGGTATTGTCAGGGTTATCAATTCAATGTCGGTGGTAGAAAGATATGGAACATCACCGGAGCGTCGAACTTGGACGAGTTAAGGGAAAGAACGGCATCAACAATTTTAAGAAGATTAAAAGAAAATGTTTTGGATTTACCCGATAAAATTATTACACCAGTTTATTTGAGATTAAAATCAAAAAACTATGAAGAAGTTATGGGTGAATATTATGATTGGTATGATAAAAATCCTGACGAATCAAAATCATTAACGGTTCAATTTTCAAAGCTCACAAAAGTTAGACAGATTATTGCCGATGAAAAAATATCACAAACAATTGAAATTGCTGAGAACATCATCGAACAAGATAAAAAAGTAATTATCTTTTGTAATTTTACTGATTCATTAAATAAAATTATTGAACACTTTGGAAAATCGGCAGTAAAACTTGACGGGTCAATGTCAAAACCTGAAAGACAAAGAAGTGTTGATGAATTTCAAGATAATCCAAAAGTTAAGGTTTTTGTTGGAAATATTAAAGCGGCAGGTGTTGGTATTACTTTAACCTCAGCAGAAGCTGTTATTATGAATGACCTATCATTTTTACCCTCAGACCACGCCCAAGCGGAAGACCGAGCATACCGATATGGTCAAAAAAATAATGTATTGGTTTATTATCCAATATTTGAAAACACAATCGAAGGTGTCATTTATGATATCTTAAATAATAAAAAACAAGTCATCGCAACAGTTATGGGTGACAATCAAATAACAACGGACGCAGCCGAAGAAATCTTACAAAAAATAAATCAACTGCGATATTAACAACTAACGGATTATTTATATGTAATGGATAATCCAAAATTATGAAAAAAATACAAGAAAAAATTCAGAAACTTGAAAAACAAATAGTAAACGAAAAAGTTGAAACAGGAAAAAAAGTTTTAATTTCTGAAATGAAAAAAATTGGAATAGAGAAATTACCCTATTCTTACTCAGCCCTCAAAAACTTCATTGACCCAGAGACAATGAATGTTCACTACAACAAACACTATAAAGGTTATGTAGACAAATTAAACAACGCACTATCTAAGAAAAAACGAGGGGACTTAGACTTAGAAAAGATTATTAGAACAATTAGTCGTTTCGATAAAGATATAAGAAATAATGCCGGTGGAGCATTTAACCACGCATTGTTTTGGAATATGCTAACACCAACACCACAAAGATTAACTGGTGAGTTATATAAAAAAATCACAAAACAATACGGAACTTTTACAAAATTCAAAAAAGAATTTGAAAAAATTGCCAAGGAAAGATTCGGTTCAGGTTGGGTGTGGTTAGTCCTTACTTCAAGTAATACCTTGAAAATTATGACACTTCCAAATCAAGACAATCCGTTAATGAACGTAATTGAAAATGGTGGATTTCCACTTTTAG